GCAGCTCCTTACCATGAAAAAGATAATCTAAAAATTTGATACCGTCCACTCTCCTTTCTATGCGGCATTTTTAAGCAGCTCGCCGCACTCTTCCCAGTATTTCTGCCGTACCGTCATAGCATCTATGACAGATACAAAGCCGTCAATATGCGCCCGCTGCTCTATCTTGATAGGTCTAAACTTCCTTGTTTCCATGTTGTGCTTAAGCGCAACATTTAAAAAATGTGTCTTTAGTAAATTGTTGTCTGCAATCTTAAAATTGCCGTCCTTTATGATACCCTCAAACTCCCGTATGACTGGTGTAAGGTTTTCCCCTTGGAAAACGTCGTCCATATGAAAACCGTAATTTGCCATATCCGTAATAAGGTACTGGGCGCTGTATCGGTCATATCCAATTTTCAGCGGGCGTATTCCGTATACTTCCAGCAACTCCGTAAACCATGCGTATACGTCGTGGTAGTCTACGTAGTTCTCGCCGCTTAAGGTTATCAGCCCTTTTTTTACAAAAATGTCATACGGTACACCGTCCGTAGCCTGCAAGGTTTCAACCCTGCCCCTTGGCATAAAGAATTGTGTAAACGCATAAAGTACACCGTCCTTTTCGACTACCACGCTTGCTGCTGTCAAGTCTGTAGTCTGGCTTAAGTCTATGCCACCCACTGCGTAGCAGTCCCTAAAGTCCTCTAATGTCTTTTCAATGCCTGCCCCGTCCACTGTCGCATATTCCAGCCATGCAATAGAGCTGTTCTGCTTGATATTGCAGTATTTTGTTATAAACTCTGCTTTCTTGCTTAAGCTGTTTTCTGCTATTGCTATCTCGTCTAAGAAAAAGCTCTCTGGTACAGATACGCCCATATTAGGGTTAGCTTTCTTAAGCTCTTCTATGTCGTTCCATTTCTCCACGTCGTCTATCATGTAGAGGAATGGCAAAAGCCGCCTTTCCTTGCTGTTTCCTTTTAAGAAACTTGTGCTACGTTTCATCAGTTCATCATAAATACTATCATTTATGTAGCCTGCGGTGCTGATAGATAAAATCATAGGTTGACGGCGTGCGCCTAAAGCAGATTTCATAACCTCGTACTGCTTTAGCCCTGCGTCGCCGCTCCATGCTGCCATTTCATCACATACCACCAGTTGCGGGTTAAATCCGTCTGACTTCTTGGCGTTAAATGCGATAGGTTTTACAAAGCTGTTTGTATCCTCATAGTAAATATCACTGCGTCGCTTTTTCGCCAGCTCGTTTAGCTCGTCCTCTGCCTGCACCATTTTATAAAAGCCGTCATATACCAGTGTTGCTTGGTCTAATTTTGGTGCTAAACAGTATATTTCCTGCCCGTATTCTGGCTCTAAATAAACCATGTATGCAATAATCGCAGATGCAAACAAACTCTTTCCATTTTTTCTGCCGATAACAATAAAAATTTCACGAAAAATGCGTGTTTTTTCTGCGTCTTGTATGCCAAAAATTACAGAAACTATGGCTTTCTGCCATAGCTCCAGTTTTATTAAATCATTGCGTCCCTTGCTGTGGTGGCAAAAATTCTCTATGAATTTTATAGCCTTGTTTGCTGCCTTTGCATTAAAAAAATACTCCTGCTTTTCCAACCCGTCCACAATGATTTTATATATTGCCTTTATCCACTTTCCCGCTACAATTTCGCCGCTGGTAATCTTAGCGTGGTACTCATAGATATAGTTTTTGTACGGCACTTATCCCCTACTCTTCCCGCAGTGCCTCTAGTCTGCTTTTCTTTCTTTTCGCTGCTGGCACTAAATCTGTCAGCTGCTTTATGACTGCTGCATAATTCTTGCTTAAAGCTATGTACGTTTCTGCCTCTGGGCTCTTCTTTGTCCCATACTGGTTCTCGCCATTCTTATACTCGCTCGTCCAGCCGTCCTGCTCTATGGTTTCCTGTAAATCGTCCAGCTCAACGCCCATAAATGCAGCCTTTTCTATCAGCGGCGTTACCAACTTCTTTTTATTTTCGTCTAAGTCCTTAAAAATCCCTTTAAGTCTGGTTTTCTCCGACTTAATGCGCTGTTCTTTTGTCTTTTCTTTCCTTGTCGCCATTCCTTTTACCCCGCTTTCCTCTCCTGCACCCCACCACACCCCCTACACCACGTATGCGCACGCCCGTAGGGTAATTTTAGGGTATCCCCCTCGGTATTTTCCCCCTTTAAAAAATTTTTTGAATAGGGGGGAGTATGCAACCGTTCACGTCGAATCGGTAACGCCTCTGTCTCTCCTGCTTATGGTGTTCTTTGTTGTGGCAGTCTTGGCATAATGCCTCTAGGTTATCCCAGCTCAGCGTTATGCTTGTGTCATTTATATTCTCTCTGGTTATGTAACGCTTATGGTGTACTATCTTTGCAGGCTCTCCGCAGCGTTCACATATATAATCTTGTGATATTAAATAAGCGGCTCTGGTATTCTCCCATGCCGCCGATAAATAAAAACTCTTAGCCCATGCTTTCAACCGTCCCGCTCCTTTCTTTAATTCCCCAGTGCCCTATGTTTCATGCACTGGGTGGAGGCTAATGAATGTGTAACGCAAAAAGAGCAGGCAACTGCTGCCGTGTGGCTTAAGCTATTGCCTACTCTTTTCATGTTATCATTATAACCTTTTTGAAATACCATGTAAACACCACGTTTTTACCATGTTCTTACCACTGCTATTTAATACGCTCTTCATCAATTCCCCAGAGCAATACAGATAGTTCGTTAATGATAGCTGTAACCCAGCGTCTCGGCGTATTTTTCCCTGTATCTAATTTTTCTGCAATCTGTGCATAGTCCATGCCCTGCATAAAGTACAGTTCAAATGCTCTGTACTCTATCTCTCTCCCCGCTGTCTTTCGCCTGTGCTCTATCTCTTCTACTGCCTTGTCTATATGTGCTGTCATTATCAGGGTTTTAAAGCGGCTGCGTCTCACGCTCTCTAAGTATGTACGCTGTTGCTCGTCTGTCATGCCCTCTAGCTCCAACTGCGTGCCGTCGCTTACTGCGTTCTCGATGTGAAAAGCTGCATCTCTGTAGCACTTCATAAGCGTAAATGTGTTGTGATACTTATTCAGCTTTTTGTCCTTTTCTTCCTGCTTTCTGTATTCCGCTACTGCTGCCCTTGCCGCTTTCTGTATAAGCCCCTCAAATTCACCCTCTGTCAGTGCTATCATGCTTTTGTCTGTAGACTCGTCCTCTATTGCCCTTGTTTCTGTCTCCTGCATTTTCTATGCCCCTGCCTTTCCCGTTAATTACCTCTCTGCTTTTGTTTCTCCAAAGCCTACGCTGTTTGCCACCACCTCTGTGTAATACACTTTCTGCCCCGTCCTCTGGCTTGTATAGCTCCCTGTTTTTATTTTCCCTGTAACCTCTGCTTTGTTTCCCTTGCTTAGCCACTTTTCTGCCCATTCAGCTGTACGCCCAAAACACTTTATATTTATAAAATCCGTGGCTCTTTTTGATTCGTCATCAACCGCCAGCGTAAAGCGTGCTATGGCTATGCTATTTTCATCATTGCTGTATCTAAGCTCTGGTGCTTTTGTTAATCTCCCTGTAAGTGATACGTTATTCATGTAATTTATGCCTCGCTTTCCTGTTGGTAGTCCTCTATGCTCTGCTGTCCCTCTATCTGGTCTGTGTTGCTTACTACCGCCTTTTCTTTATCCTCGCAACGCATCAAAATATCATGCAATAAATATAAATCGTCCTCGCTTACATTGTCCGCCTGCTGCATAATTGCCCTTGCTGTAAATACTACCCACTCTGTATTATTCCAATCCTTCTGTGGCGTGTCCGTTTCGGACACTTTCAATACGGCATCTGCTGCGGCTTTTGTAGCTGCACTCACGCTTTCCTTTACCCACTCACGTAATACCTTTGCGTTCTGTGCCGCTATATCTGCCTCTTTTGCCTTTTCCTCTGCTTCTTGGCGTTTACGCTCTGCTTTTTCTATCTCTTTGTCGCTTTCTTCCTGCTGCTTTTCATATTCATGCTGTGCCTGCTCTGCATCTTCGGCGGCTTTTGCCGCTGTTTTCTCTGCTACCTTTGCCGCTATCTCCTTTGCACGTAGGTTTTCGCCAGATGCAACTTTTTCCGCAAGCTCTTTTTGCTCATTTTCTGGCAGTTTTGCCGCTTCATAGGCTGCTGTTATACCCATGTTACCATTTTTAAGCTGCTCTTTTACTTCTGGCGTGGCATTATTGTTAATGCTTTCCATTCTGGCTACGTTTGTACTGCTTTCATTCAGCATAGCGGCTATTAAATCCCTCATTTTGCCTTGTATCTCTAAGCCGTCCTCTTCCTTTGCCCTGATAAGTGCTGCTTTTGTACGTTCTACAAGCCTTGTTTTTTCATACGCTGTAAGTGGCTGTGTATATCCATTTCCTGCCAGTAAAGAAAGCTCATACATAGCCTCGCTCATATCCTTATAGCGGTATCGTATTTTTTCATACTCTTTGTGTCCACGCTCCAAATTCAAAATATTTGCTGCATTTCGTCTATGTCCGTCGATTATGTAAAATTCACCTTTTATCCTTGCCAGTACTGTAGGCTGTTCCTGCCCTACGTGTAAAAAGCTGTCTGCCAGTTCTTCTATGCCCTCTAATTTCTGGTGCGTGTTCTCTGGTGCTGCCTTTACCTCATATGGGCTTAAATATATCTCTGTATATTCTCCCACTGTGGCTGCCGCACCTGCTTTGCTCTTTGCATTCAAAATGTCATTAATTCCAAATTTTGCCATATCCTTTACCTCTCTTCTCCTGTATAAGCTGTTATAAATTTCTTATAGCCCTGTGCTGCCCCGCAGCATGGACTATATTCGTAAATTGGTTTCCGCATAAATGAGTTTTCCGCTACCTTCTTGGAATACCTTATAACACCCAATACTT